TTACTGCATATATCACATATTTCGGCAACAAATTTATTATAATTAATTTTTTCTGTTATATTTTCCAATTTATAGCTATTATTTAAATTAATTGTATTGTAATTATTGCTATTTAATTCAAAATAATTATTATATAATGGAAAATAATTTTGAACATTTGATATATCTAAGAAATTAGTATTACTAATTATTTCAAAAAGTTGCTTGTTATTATTTTTTCTATAGTTTAATTCCATTTAATAAATTAAAAATACTTATTTTTCTTATTTATAACACAAATAATATTTCTAAATATTACTAAATATTACTAAATATTTCTAAATATTTCTAAATAATAGTAAATATTAGTAAATAATTTAGTTTAAATCTTAGATTATATAATATTATTAATAAACAATAATGACATTAGAATTAAAAAAATTTGATATTAAAACTATTAGTTTTAGACCAGATGAAAATAAAGGTCCTGTCATTGTTTTAATTGGTCGTCGCGATACAGGTAAGTCATATTTAGTTAGAGATCTTCTTTATTATCATCAAGATATACCAATAGGAACTGTTATTAGTGGAACTGAAGCCGGTAATGGTTTTTATGCTGAACATGTTCCTAAACTTTTTATTCACGACGAATACAATACTGCTATTATAGAAAATATTTTAAAAAGGCAAAAAACAGTATTAAAGCAAATAAAAAAAGAAGTAGAAGTTTATAAAAAATCAAATATAGATCCTCGTGCGTTTGTTATTTTAGATGATTGTCTATATGATGGTAGTTGGACTAAGGATAAAATGATGCGGCTTCTTTTTATGAATGGGCGTCATTGGAAAATAATGTTAGTAATTACTATGCAATATCCTTTAGGTATTCCTCCAAATCTTCGCACAAATATTGATTATGTTTTCATTTTACGAGAACCATACATAGCAAATAGACGAAGAATTTATGAAAATTATGCTGGTATGTTTCCAACTTTTGAAAGTTTTTGTCAAGTAATGGATCAATGTACGGAAAATTATGAATGTTTAGTAATAAATAATAATGCTAAATCAAATAAGCTACAAGACCAAATTTTTTGGTATAAAGCAGATCATCATAAAACTTTTAAATTGGGTTCAAAAGAATTTTGGGAAATTAGTAAAAATTTAGATTCTGATAACGAAGAAGAAATGTATGATCCAAATATACGAGATAAGAAAAAAGGACCTAAAATAAATGTTCGCAAAACAAAATGGTAAGAAATTTATTTATAATATTTTTCAATAAATATTATAAATTATTAATGTTTTTATTAATGTTGTTGTTCTACATATAGTCAATTACGGGACCTTCGAGATTTACTTTTACAATATCAATTAAATTTTTTTCAAGACTATTACGAGCTCTACTTAACATATCATAATACAGCAAAAAGCGAGGTGCGTTAATTGTGCCTAATGTAAGTTCTTTAATATGTGCTGTTATTAAATCATATAGATGTGTGTTAATATTTAGCACAACTTCTTCGACACCACTATTATCAATACGTAATACTAAAAAATTATATATTGAATATAGTATAGGATAAGTTGTAAATTCTGCTTCTTTTTCTAATATTCTATAATATACTCGATCATTTAAAAATTTTAATTTAGCGGCAGGTTTTAACGTATTAAAAGTAGTAACAATAGTTTCTACTAAGTTTGCGTCAGGCCAGTCTCCGAAACGTATTATATTTGATTTAATTGCACGATCTATAATACTACTAAAGTCTGCTCCTATTCCACCACCAACAAATACAAGACCTCCTCTATTATTTCTTGACTTTCTTGAACGTATTTTTTTTTTACTAGATTTGTTCTTGTATTTACCAAACATATTATTATAATATAATATAATATAATATAATATTTTTCAATAAATATTATAAATTTAGAAAGTATATAAATAACTAATCTTTAATTTCTTTTATAGCACAATCAGGCAATAGTTCTAAATTGCTTGAGTCTTTTTGTGTTGTTGCTTTTTCTGCACGTTCTTTTTGTCTTTCTAATAGTTCCCCTAAACCATGATCATTATCTTTCTTTCTTCCTACAATAACATCTTCGGCATCAAATAATTCTTTACGTAAATCAGCAGTAGATACATCATCTTCTTCCTTGTCACCAAAAAGTAAATTTTTACCAGGCACATCCATTCTATCTGCATTTATTAAATTACCCTCTTCATCTATTGTTTGCATTAATTTATTGCCTTCTTTTTGAGCTTTAGCAATATTTTCTTGAATTGCTTTCTTTTTACTTTCTTTTACTCGTTCTTTAAATTGCTCTTTAGAAATTTCATCATTTTTTTTCTTATGACTCATAAGTTCATTTAAATCTTTTTCTAAATATTCAACACGCCCTGTCTTATATGCTTCTGGATGGAAAGGCATCCACATACCAACTGCTCCTACATAAACATCGTGATTTGGATCAGCTTCTCTTAACATCTTGCTTCGCATTTCGGCTTCTTCTTGAGAACCAAATACTCCTCGCACTTTAATACCTCTTGTGTTTGTTTGAAATTCATGTAGTTCATTATATTCTTTTTGTAATTGCTCTTCTTTAGCATCAATAAATGTTTTATATTCATCATCTAAAGTAGTTAAAAATAGGTTTCCTTTTTCTTCTTCTACAAATTCTTCCATATCTTTGCTTAATTTATTAAAATCTAAATTATACTTATATGCTAAAAAATTTAAAAATTGTGTATATTTTTCAAAAGTTTTTTTAAACTCGAAGTTCTTCAAAAACTTTTCAAAATAAAATAATTCTTTATTTTTAATATGGTCTTCCGGAGAAATAAAGCTTAAACATACATATTTTTGACCACTTATAGGTTTATCTTCATCTAATAAATCTACATATTTAGTTTTTTCTAAAATAGGTGATTGTTTGTCTCTGTCTTTGTCTTTGACTTTAGAAGATTTTTTATTAAACATTTTATAACATAGTATTTTAATATAATTTTAAGTATTTTATTTAAACATTATATAATTAGTTAAATTTTTATAATAAAATATTAAAAAATTTAAATTAAATATTTAGGTAAAATATTTTAAATTTTAAAATTTAAAAATTAAAAACTAAATAGAATAGTTTAAATTGTGTATAAATATAATTTTTTTCTTAAGTATTATTATAAAACAAAATGAATTTCAGTATGGGTGAATTAGTTAAAAGAGCTGTAAAATATTTGGTCGAAGGTTTGATGGTAGCTATTGTTGCTTTTGTCATTCCGCAAAAACCATTGAAGATGGAAGAAATTGCTATTATTGCTTTAATGGCTGCTGCTACATTCTCTATTTTAGATACATTTATTCCAACTATGGGCGTAAGTGCTAGATCAGGTGCTGGTTTTGGTATTGGTGCTAATTTGGTTGGTTTCCCAAGAATGTAATATAAATTTTTTTTCTATAAATAGTTATTTGTCAATTAGTATTAGTCTTTTTAATCTAAATATATTTACTATTAATCTAAATATATTTACTAATAATAATGATATATGATTAGAAACAAACCTTTAATAGGTGTTTTGCCCACTCCTTATATAAAAGATCCAGTTACTAAGAGACAAATTGTATCTAATAAAATATATGTAACAGCAGATATAATAAGTTTTTTAAAACAAAATTCATTTGATTATATTATAATTCCATACACTATTACAAAAGACGATTTAAATAAAATATTACCTAATTTAGATGGATTATTATTTACTTCACATCATCGTGGTAATTATTATAATAACAAATTTCTAAAACAACATTTTTCAAAACAAAAATATATAGTTAAAAAAGTAAAATTACTTGCCTCTAATAAAATAATAATACCAATATTATCATTATGTCATAGTTATCAAAGTATGATTTTAATTGAAAATAAATATAATTTAACAAATAAAAACATTAAAAATACGTTTATCAATGTAAAATCACCTGGTATTAAAACAGCACCAAAATTTAAAAATACCAAATTAGGAAACCTATTTGAAACTAATTTTAATAAAACCAAAAAATTATATCATAATCATAAACTAGCATTAGATGCAAAATATGAAATAAAAAACTATGAAGTTATTGCTACTAGTTTAGATAAAAACAAAAAAGAATTTATAGATATAGTCAAGCATAAAAAATATCCATTTTTTGGATTTCAAGGACATCCTGAAGTAGAGAATACAAAATTGTTTGCTCCTTATATTTCTTATGTTAATAATATTTATAATAAAAAAAAATCAAATAAAAAAGTAATAAATAAAGAAATATACAATAAACTTAATTTATTAAAATTAAGATCTACAAAAACTCCTTGTAAGAAATATAAATTGGCATCAACAAAACACAAAAAGTGTAAAATATTTTATGATGTATAAATAAATTTGCGCCTAGAAATACTTTAATACTTCTTGTGTTTCTTTGTACTACGTTTTGTACCCTTTTTCATATTTTTATCTGACTTAATTGTTGCTTTATAATCTTCTTTAGGTATATATCTAAAAAAATTTATATTATATATTTTGGAATCGCGTAATATTTCTTTTGTTTTAATTTTAGCATATAATTTAGACTTCTCTTCTCTCATATCTTCTAGTGTTTTTTGTTTTCCATAACACAATACACTGAATCTTCGCAACAACCCTTTTTGTTGAAGACGATTTTTTAATTGGACTTTAAATAAATACTCGGCAATACATAATAATCTATTTTCATTATAATAAGGTCTATTTGCATATATAAATATTAAATAAAAAC